ATTGAGTCGGTCGGCTGCTTTCACCGAGTCCGTAAACATTACATGCAACCACCATTGCATGGTTTCGTGAAAAGCCGTTCCAAAACACATATGAATTGAAGGCCCACCTATGCGAATTCGATCTATGTAGCTAAGCTTCCATTTTTGTGGACATGTTGACCACATTGCAAATTGGCTATACGATATCGTTTTGTCGCCTTCTTTTTTCTCGGGCGCTATTGCCCGGAATAATTGTCCTAATTGAGATACAGCCATTTACTTTATTTTTTATAACTTAAATATAAGTAAACCTTTTGTATCTACCAAATTATTTCAAAGTGGAATAACGTACGATTCGATGTTTTCGAAGAATGTCGAGAATCTTTATTCGCAATTCATCTAAAGTACCGTCGTTGTCAATTACATGATCCCAATCGGTTACATGATCCAAAGCTCGCTCGGAGGAATGACTGGATTTTGTTTGATTTGCATGAGTTCTATTAACTCGAATGGTTATTCCGTTGCAACGGGTAATGGCCGCAAGCTCGTTTGGAAAACGAGTGTCGGTAATGATCCAAAACTTATCCGCAACCACACCGTTCCTTTCGCCTTCCGCCTTCGTATCCACCCCGTTATTAGTCTTGTATTCTGACATCAAGGCATTTACCCATGTATCAGTATGTAGCCCGTCTCGCATTGCTTCAGTGCCTAATAATTGTAGTAAATCTCTTACAGTCATTGGTTCTGAAGATACAAGTTCTCCTTTTAAATAAATTGGTTTGTTCCACTCTGGGCCTAATTTAGTTTTCTTAAACTCTTGATCTTCAAACTTTTCTTTTGGAATGCCTGTAAGTAAAGTAGCAATGTCTTTGAGTTTACCAGCCCACTTTTTTACTTCCCATTGCTTATCATTTGCTAATTCCATAATGATAGCTGCTACCGTGTCTTTGCCGGAGCCAATTTTTCCACTAACTGAAATAATCATTTCTTAGTTTGGTTTTTTATTGAAAAATCTTCTAATAATATAACTACGTACAATACTTAATGCAGTAAATAATATAGTTACTAATCCTAATTGATTATAAGTGTAAGTCATACCAACCATATTATAAATGAGTGGACTAAAGATTAAAGTTGTTAATAATCCAATTGTCGTATTAGATAAACTTTCCAATGCAGAATTAAGTTTGGTTTGCGTTCCCATTATTTTTCTGGTTTTAAGAGTTTGTCTACTTCCTTGTCAGTCTTTCCATATTTTTTAATAATCTCACGAAGAGCATTAATATCTTTGTCAGTATACATATCAATGTATTCCATAGCTTCTTTTTCTGAAACTGCGAAATGCATTGATAGTAACTCTACTAACTTCTGATTGTATTTATCAGCCTTCTTTCCTTTGATGTACTTATTAAATTGTCTTTGCTTAGGAAGTATATCATAATACAACTTATAAGTCTCTGCTGGAGATATTTGACCTATTGTATATCGTTGCAATTCATTAATTAATTCTACGAAATCCATATTCATAGATAACCAACGATTAACAATATAAGGAGTGAATGATTTTCTATCAGCTTCGCTTAATTTATCCCAACCAACTTTTCTGTCAGTTAAGTGAGCCATATGATCAAATATGCTAGCTGCTTTTTTCGTTTCACTATTATTATACATCTAAATCAAATTCTTCGTTTATGTTCCCACAGGCAGTACACATAAATACTTGCACCGGAATGATTTGGTCATCTTTTGTACCTGCCATGATCTTTGATACCTTACGGAATTTCATAGCTGGCATAAACATATCATTTTTACATTCTGCATTGTCACAAACAATTGCAGTGGTTTTTTTAATGTCAATTTGTTGTTGCTGTTGTCCTACTTTCTTTTGCATAATTTATTAATATAATTCATTTATAATTTTAACAAACATCGCACATACATTAATTTCTTTATCTACTGCAAAGGAATCTTGATATTGAGCTTCTGCGATGATAAGAATAATTGATGCAATATGCCCCGTTGCAAATGTATCAAGATTATCATAAAGATGTCTATATAATGATGTATAATCTTTAACTTGAGAATCTGCTAACAACTGGCGAATTGAAGTAAATAATTGTTTCTTATCAGGTTTAGCTGATAATAACTCAATAACCTTATCCATATAATTGGCTTCGATTAAAGATTGTTTATCTATCTTCAATTCACCATTAACTACTTGACGCTGGCAGGAGTTAAGTATCCTACGAATATCCGGATACCCTGCATTAATAATTGAAACCAAATCTTCTGGTTTCGCCGTAACTCCTTCATGCTGAAGTATTGAATTAACACGTATTGCTACATCTTTCTTTGACGGAGGAGTAATACCAAATACCTGACATCTTGACTGAATAGGATCGATAATTTTTTCAACGTAATTACACGTTAAAACAAATCTAGTAGTCTTTGAAAATGTTTCCATCAAATTACGGAGTGCAGCTTGCGCATTTGGGGTCAAGTAGTCAGCTTCGTCTAGGATAATTAATTTCCATTGACGAAAGCCTATTGTGCTAGCAAAGTTTTTTATTTTTTCTCTAACAGTATCTACATTGTTCTCGTCTGATGCATTAATATACATCAAGTCACAATCTATATTTTTAGCAATTAATTTTGCTAAAGTAGTTTTACCTGTGCCGGCTGTACCATATAGAAGTAAATGCGGAACATCTCCATTATCCAGATAGATGCGCACCTTTTCAACAATGGCCTGGTTACCTACATAACCTTCTAAAGTATCAGGTCTATATTTCTCGACCCAGAGTGTGTGTTCCGTATTTCCAAACATATTAGGATATTGTTAATTTTACAAGATAATAAGTTGCTGTATAATCAGCATTTTCAAAAGTTACTTTTGCTAAACCTTTAGAAGACACTTCTAACATTCCTGTTGCGTCTGCATTAGCATTTAAGATCTCTTTGAATAATTTAGCAGAGAAACAAACTGTATCCATTTGAACTTGCTCTTTAGCAATAGTCTTAAATACAATTCTATTTGTATTAACACTAGAGTGATTGATAATAATTTTAGTTTCTTCACCATCACATTGAACACCAAAGTTATCTGACTCTGGTAATGCATTAGCTGCTTTCTTAAAATTATTTGCAAAGTCTTTGTTTAATTCAATTTTAACATCGAAGTCAGGCAATGACTTTAAATTTGGCACTTGACGTATAACTGATAAATCAGCTAACATGTAAGTTACATTTGTACTTGAATCTTTAAAATTCATTGAGAAGATTTTCTTATCTACCTCACCAAATGTAATATCCATTTTCTCGTCTACTGCACTTAACATTTTTACTAACTGAGAAGTTGCATAAACTCCTAGCTCAGCGTTATTAGCGTCAAAATTGTTTAAAGTTACTTCTCCAATTACGTTTTGATCGGCACTAATAAAATTAGTAGTCAATTTTTTATCTGCTACTACTAATTTAGCACTGTCGGTATTACCAGCTAAGAAATAGCGATTGATAAACCCAATTAATTTACTTTTTTCCATTTTTATTTTTTATTTTATTAAATATAAGTAATTCTTTTGTATAATCAAAATTAATATTCAACTTGCTGCTGATTTTGTTTGATTTCTTCTGGAACTAATACTACAGCACATTCAGTCGTCATAATCATTGATGCTACCGATGCTGCATTTTGAATTGCTACTCGAGTAACTTTTGCAGGATCAATAATACCAGCATCAAACATATTTACATACTGATCATTTCTAGCATCATATCCTACCTCTTTTACAGAGCGTAATACTTCTTTAATTACTACTGAACCTTCTAACCCTGCATTGAAACAGATTTGACGAAGTGGCTCTTCAATTGCCTTTTTAACAATTTGAACTCCAATCTTCTCGTCTTCATTCGTAACCTCTAATGTATTCAAAGCTTCAATTGAATGAATTAAAGCTACTCCTCCGCCTGGAACGATTCCTTCTTCTATCGCTGCTTTTGTCGCTGCTAATGCATCATCTACACGATCTTTCTTTTCTTTCATTTCAATCTCTGAAGCAGCTCCAATATAAAGAATTGCCACACCGCCTGTTAATTTTGCTAAACGATCTTGAAGCTTTTCTTTCTCAAAGTCTGATTTAGAAGAGTCAATTTGATTTTTAATCGTTTTAACTCTTTCAATAATAGATTCTTTTTCGCCGGCTCCATCTACGATAATAGTTGAATCTTTACCTACAATTACTTTCGCAGCTTCGCCTAAATGACTTAATTCAACATCTTCTAATTTGATACCTAACTCTTCAGTAATTAAAGTACCTCCTGTTAAGATTGCAATGTCTTGAAGCATTTCTTTTCGTTTCTCACCAAAGCCTGGAGCTTTTACAGCAGCTACCTTTAAACCTGCTCTTACTCTATTAACAACTAAAGTAGCTAACGCTTCTTGATCAACGTCTTCTGCAATAATTAAAAATGGATTTCCTGTGCTTACTGCCTTTTCTAATATTGGAAGTAAATCTGCCATCATAGAAATCTTTTTATCATAAATTAATATAATTGGATTTTCCATAATAGCTTCCATCTTCTCTGTATTATTAACAAAGTAAGGAGATAAATAACCTCTATCAAATTGTAAACCTTCTACAGTTTTCAATTCAGTTTCCATACCTTTAGCTTCTTCTACAGTTACTACACCATCTTTACCTACTACCTTAATAGCTTCTGAAATTAACTCTCCTATTGAAGTGTCATTATTAGCTGAGATAGTAGCTACCTGCTTAATTTTATCTGGATCTGTCCCAACTAATTGAGACATATCTTTAATGCTATCAACGATAGTATCAACTGCTTTATCAATACCACGCTTAACATCAATTGGATTAGCTCCTGTTGCAACTGCTTTCAACCCTGAAGTTAGTATAGCTTGTGCTAATACAGTTGCTGTAGTAGTACCATCACCTGCTTCAGTTGCTGTTTTAGATGCAACTTCTTTAACCATTTGCGCACCCATATTTTCTAATGGGTCTGATAACTCAATTTCCTTTGCTACAGAAACTCCGTCTTTGGTAATAACTGGAGTGCCAAATTTCTTACCAATAACTACGTTTCTTCCTTTCGGCCCTAAAGTAACAGCTACCGCTGTTGCTAATTTTCGAACACCTGCTTGTATGCCTTTTCTAGCATCTTCATTAAAATACAATTCTCTAGTCATAAATTTAATTTTCTTTTTTAATTTTGTTTATTTTATTCCAAGGCTCTTTACCTTTTTTAGCATCAGACATTTTTTTTCTAGTTTCTTCTGAAATTCCTTTTTTTCCTTTATTCCAAGGCTCTTTACCTTTATGTGATTCTGACAATTTCTGTCTATGTGTTTCAGATCGAGGTGGTTTCGGTTTTCCACGAAGTGATTCACTACGTTTTAAATTTGACGCTTCAGACTGAGCTTTTCCATACCAAAATCCTTTATCTCCTTTTTGAGCATCGCTTATCTTTTTTCTAGTTTCATTTGATACTTCTCTTCCCGTTGCCAAAGGTGGATGTGAATTATAACAAATATTATAGTAGTTACTGTCTTCCACTGCATTAAAGAATTTTATCCAATATTCCTCTCTTTCAGCTAAATGAATTGTGTCATTACACTCCTCTATAATTTCTTTTTTAAAGTTATCTTTCCCATACTTTTTAATTGCATTAATTAATGCTTTACCAGAGCCTAAATAATTAGCATTATTATGTATGTCTTTACCTATATAAGATTTATTGTTAAGCAAATTCGTAGTTTTATATACAACCATAGTCTTTTAATATAAATATATTAAAAGTTACCTTAACCGCTTTTGCCATATATTATTTATTTGTTTGTTTCTGTATTTTCTGTTTCTGTTGTTTCTTCTTTCTTTACTCTTTTCTTAACCACTTTTGGTTCAGGCTTATCAAATTCAGTGAAGTCGAAAAACTCTGTCGCAACTTCTTTTGCCATATTCATTACATTCTCTCCGCCATACTTAACATAAAATTGACGATATCTTTCATACACTGCAATTGGATCTGAAGAGTGGAACATTTCTTCCATTGATCGTAATATTTGAACTAAATCATTTGGAATTAATTCTGCTAATACTTCTAAAGGACAGCTATTAACTAATTTTTCAACATTATCTGCAGTGTATACATACATATACAAATTGTGATATGTTAATCGAGTAACTGCTTCTGTTGAATAATTCTCAACAATATCCCAAGTTAAATACGGAACACCTGGATGATTAATCAATGAAGGAACGTGACCTGTTTTTGGATAACCTAATTTGCTACCATCTTTAGGAAAGTATAACATATTAAATACTTGATCTTTCCAATTCGGACTCCATACCATCTGACCAAAGATTGGATATTGACCTGGAGATGAACTATCAGTCGATACTGTAATTCTATTGTCAGTATATTCATTCATCAATTTTTGCATTTGTGCTAACACAAAGAAATCTGATACTTTTGAAATACCTAATAAGTGAACCCAAGTATTGTTTTTATTATCAAACTCTTTTTCTTTAATCATTAATGCTAAGATATACATAAAGTCTACTAGACGTCTAGATGAACCAAAGCACCAACCACCAAACTCCATACCTTTAACGGTATCATACCAATGCTTAAATTCTACAGGATTTGAACCTTGAATTACATTTAAGAAATTAGTTTTACCTGATTGTTTCTTTTCAAAGTATTTGAAATTGTCTAAACTGATATCTAATGCCTCTTGGAATCTTCCTTCGTATGTTACACGAGGCGGGATATCAATATTACACGCAATATCTGAATTAGCTTCTAACCATTCAAAGATTTGATCACGCAATGCCATGTCCCATTTCAACGCACCTGTAGCAATTTGGAAACCACCAGAGTCTCCAAATACTAATGAATCTTCAAGACCCCATGTTTTACGAATTTCTGATTTTTTATACAAGTGACCTGCTGTCATAAGGAAATACTTATAACGCCATTCTTCAGGCACTCTGTCATCCCAAAATCTATAAGGAACCCCAGGCGCTACCTCCAAATTTTTAGTCAATGGAGATGCATACGCACCGGAACTTAATGACGGGAAGTACACTAACTTTTTTTCTTTCATAATTAAATATATTAAATTCTTTTGTCAATTCCAAATATTTGTTGAATTATTTTTTCAGAATCAAAAAATTCTTCATACAGATAATCTTTGGTTTCGTTAATTAATGGTTTGTATGAATCATATTCATACGTTAATTCTTTGATTTTACTAATTAAATCAGGTGCATATCTACTGTAATTAAAGATATTCTCTGTCCAGATAGGAGGGTATCTAAACTCTTCAGGTAATAAATGTCTAAAACCTTCAATATCCGGAACTAATGGAATAGTATCTAATAATAGACATTCATAAATTTCTTTTCCTATATTAGGATGTGAATAAGGTAAAAATGCTATCTTTGCTTTGGAAATTTGAGTCATTAATTGAAATCTAGATAATGGTTCTCGTTCCTGAGCGAATATAATATTTATGTCTTTGTGCACTCGTATAAAGTCGTACATAATCTGTTCATGTAACTCTGAATACTTATTCCAAGGGAATATTATTGAATTTTGCTTGAAATAATTTCCTTTATATGCAGACAATTCCATGTTTAAATAATCTAATGGAAATGGAAGTACATTAAGTCTTTCTGGAAATACAAACTTAGATACATAAATTCTAAACTGCTCTTTATGAAACTCTGATATAAAATAAGACTCGTCTAAACATCTAAATGAAGATCGTTCATGAACCTTTCTCCAATTTCTATCATTTAATGGTCGGTATTCTGGATCTTGATTTATATAACAACCCCTAGTCCAAAAGCCAATCATCTTAACAGGTATTTGGTAATTTTCAGACCAATGTTTAACATAAATTGTCATTGATGTCCATGCATTAGGAAATACAAAAATATCTTTTGTAGTAACATACCCTGTTTGAAAATACTCTTTAATTATCCCTAAATCATTAATTTCTTCAATCATGTAATCAGAATCAGAAGCTTCTGCATATCCATGTAATAAAGAAGACACGTGGAGTTCCCACGAGTTTTCGTCTGAAATTAATTTATCTATTACTACAAAAATCTTTTTCATATTTTTTCTACTCTCGCTCCATTTTCTTGATCTTCCCAAACTTCAACCCATTCACAATCAAATCGATTTAATATTTCACGAGCTAACATTTCACACGACTGAGAGCCGAACTCCATAGTCCTTTGATAATTGTCAGAATATTGATCAAGTAAATAATTTAAAATATCTCTTTTAAACATAATAAATTCTACATCTCTATCATCATGAAATACTTCTTTAGCAGCTGTAAAGTGAAACATATGTCTATGTCTGTCTGCCAAGAATGCTACCTCTGGAAATAATTCAGCAGCTAGCGGAAAGTTATGACATCCGTCTACTGCTAATTTTACTATTACTGTTGTTTTTGTATTCATATTTGTTTTTATATTAACCAAACGCAAAAAAGTCTGACATATTATCATTCTTTGGAATGCTTCCCCAATTCAATGCACTATAAAAGTCTCCTAACTTATTCTCTAAAGAAGCTGTAAAGATTTTTTCATAATCGATATATTGAGTTATAAATTTAAGTATTTCTTCTGGATCTTCAAAGCCTTTTACTGCACAACTTTCCAATCCGAATGGATTTTGTTTAAGATAAGTCCATTTAATTTTTTCTCCATCCGTAATTGGTTGCGAAGCTGTTATCTTATAATATTCCATTAAGTCATTATAATTCAAAGCTGATTTAGCATGCACCGGAGTGCCTTTAACTCTATCACCAAACATTTGACCTTTTTCCTTTTTGGTTTTATATTTTTTCAATTCTTTAACACCTGTCGGAAACATAATATCAAACATTGGCTTTTGCTTCATATCTTCTCTAAATGCTAATACCTTATCATCAATCATTTTCTTTTCAGAAATATTCAAAATGTCAATTAAGATACCAGACATAAATTCACGAAATGCTTTAGGGAAATTACTTCTTACAACATCCATTCCTTTTACATCTAACTTCCATTCTTTCTTACCATCAGTTAATTTTGAAATTGCAACTCCTTTTTCAGTGATAATTTTTTGTGCATAACGTTTCTTTGCAATCCATAAACCTGATTCAGATACATATTCTTGTTTGATATTTAAGAAGTGAGTGTCTGAATTTAAAAAATGCTTACAGAAGCCGTCCCATGAGTCATTAATGTACTTTTCAACTACTTGAGATGTTTTATATGTAATGTCAATCTTTTCTTCTCTAGTTAATGACTTTCCTAATTTCTTTTCCATTAAGTCAATAATTGGCTTAGCTGAAAAATAATTAGAATCAGTATCTACATAAATTACATACTCTTTTTCTACTCCAGTTTGTTTAGCAAACCATTCATTGCCTTTCATCATTGCGTGACGAATAACTTGTTGACCTGTTAATGTAATTGACTCCGCATTATCTAAAT